TTACAGTCAAACTCTAAAATGCTGGATATTTCAATATTTTAATACTAGTAATAAAAGAAAAACAATGAAGCAAAGAAAAAATGAAACGGTAAAAGACTTTAAGATTAGAGTAACTACATTAAAAAATTCATTAAACACTGGTACTTATGTTGAAAAACATCAAGACACAATTAAATCTATTCTGAAAAAACATATTGAACAAAAATTTAATGATAATATAATAGGAGGAAATACTTATAATAGAGACTTAGAAACTCTTAAACAACTTGAAAAATGTTGTAAAGATCTTATATGCAAACCTATTCAAAAAGTTACTTTTGATAACATACAAATGTCAAAAGAAAATATGAAAAAATATTCAAAATCTGGAATTGATAGAATGTGGAGACTATTATCAAAAGCTTTTGCTATTGCCGCTTCTCCTTCCATTCATATACTATCAATTAATATTATGAACGATGAAAATTTAAAAAGACCAATTTCTAATATAGGAATTAAAAAAATTTTTCCTTTAACAAGTGAAGAAAGAAAAAAACTTGAACACATATTAGACAATGAAGAAAGAAATCATAAATATCGTAATATTGTAAAAACTGAATGGCTAACAGCTATGAGAATTGGTGAAGTGCTTTCTCGTTCAAAATCTGATATAAATAAAGATAAAACAAAAGGAAAAAATGAATAAAATTTAACGGAAGCTAAAATAGGAGTACTCTATTTAAAATAAAGTACTCCTATTTTGTTATTAAATTATTATCTTCTGTTTCTCTCAATTCATCTATTGCATGACGAGTTGCAGCAACCACGAATGCACTAAATGTCGTTTGTTTACCTTTGATGAGATTTTCTACATCTTCAATCAGATCGTTAGGAAATCTAATTGAACGATGTGATGTAGGTGGAATGACAGGTATTTTAAATTTGTTCATATTAATCCCTCCGTTAATATAATTATAAGCAATTTCTCGAATTACAAATATGCTACATTTGTGTTACTTGTGTAGCACATACAAATATCGATTTTTTATATATTATAGATAAAAAAGAATAAAAAGGTTGTCGAAACTTGTTTTAAGGGGGATAAAGTGTATGAGTAAAAATAGTAGGTGTGTTTGGAAAAATTGGAAGTTTTGGGCAGGAATAATAATTGCAATATTAATTATTGTTTTTATTATGAACTATAATGGTTTATCTGAATATGAAACAATGGAAAAATTTTTAGACTTAGTCTCTCAATCGGAATTTGATAAGGCGAAAAAATATATTACTTCAAATTTTGAATGGGATTTAGCCTCAGTAAAAAAGAAAAATTTTGAAAGGAAAGAAAGTTTTTTATATAAATATGGTAATTATTGTCTAGAGAATAATTATGATATAGCTTATATAGATAACAACTCAAAAGAAATGAAATTTGCATCTATATATAAATTTAAAATAAAACAAACTATATTTGGATATAAAATAGATGATTATCAATATGAAACTGTAGAATATTAAAATATATATTATTTAAGACACTTGCAGAACTGTAGGTGTTTTTATTATGCAAAAAAGGAAGTGATATAATGTCAAGTGAAACACAAATAGGAAAGTTAGTTATAGATTTGCAAGCAAAAACAGAAGCACTAGAAAAAGGATTAGAGACAGCTAGGAAGAAGTTGCAAGAAATAGAACAAAACAATAAACAAGTAGAAAGTAGCAATAAAAGTCTAGATGCAAGTTATCTGGCTATGTCAGCTACTGCTGTATTGGCATTAAGAAAAATAGTAGGAGCTATAAAAGATTGTGTAAATGAATATAACTCATATACTCAAGCAATGAGTTCATTACAAAATGTGTCAGAATACACTGGTGAAAGTATGACTGATTTATCAAAGATTATGAACAAATTTGGTGCATATATGACTAAATCAGATTTAGCGACTACAATTAAGAATTTTAGCTTAATGGGAATGTCAGCACAAGAAACTGAAAAAATGATAGAAGCATTAACAAATAGTGCTATACGTAATAGAAATGCCAATTACACAGTTTCGGAAGCAGTGAGAGTAGCTTCTGAGGGATATAGACAAGGTTTATCAACATTAAGTGATAGTGCAGGTGTTACAGAAAATTTAAGTGTAATGCTAGATAACTATGCAAGATCAATAGGTAAAACAGCAAATGGATTAACAGAAGCAGAAAAAAACCAAGCATATTTAAATAGAACGATGTATGCAGCAGAACCTTTTGCAAGTGCTATGAGTGATTATTTAGAAACATTGGCAGGTAAGCAAGGGCAATATTCTCAATCTTTGAGGGAAACTCAAGTTGCATATGCAGAAGCATTAGAACCTATGATGAAAAATATTCTAGAAAGTGGGACAGGAATATTAAATTTTATAAATTCATTAATAAAACAAAATCCAACGCTTACAGCTGGAATGACGACGTTTGGAATTACTTTAGCGACAACTACATTGGCTGTTACTGCATTAAAAAAAGCAAAAGATGCATATAGCGAGTCAGCCTTGAAAGCAATGTTTGCAACAGAAAGTTTTACAGTAGCTTTAAAAGCAAATCCTATTTTTTTTATTGTTGGAACAATTACAACTGTAATTACTGCTATAAGTATGTTATGTAATGCAATACGAGAAAATGAAGAGGCACAAGCAAAATTAAATGAAACTACTAAAAGATATGAAGAAATAAAAAATGGAGCATATACAGATAGTAATCTAACTTGGTTAGAAGATGAAAATACAAAAATTCAAGGACAAATTTCTTTATTAGAGCAAAAGATTCAAAAAGAACAAGAAATGCAAAGATTATCAGAAGAAATGAAACAATATTCTGCCTTTGGAGAAAATTCAGATTATGAAAAATGGAAAGAGTTGGATAAACAATGGAAACAAGCAGAAAAAGATGCAAGGAACTTAGAAAAACAGTTTAAGCAGAACCAAAAGATTAATGGAGATTATGGAAATTCAATAGATGATTTAAATGATAGATTAAATGAAAATAAAGAAAGTATAAAAAAGGGAAATGTTATTAAGAATATATCAAAAGCTTTTGATATAGATACAATAAAAAATCAACAAAAAGAAGCAGCACAGTTAAAAGTAAATGCGAATGAACTACAAGAATATCTAAATATAATAAAAACAGCCAAAAAAGACTCAACAGATTATCAAAAAGCAGTTGAAACAGTTGCAAAAGCATATCCAGAGGCAAGTAGTGCTGGAGGAATATTAACAGATGTATTAGAAGGAATAATAGATGCACAACAATTACAGGCAGATGAAGCTTGGGGTGCTTCTCAAACTTCTATACAAGGACATATAGAGAATATACAAGCAGCACTAAATGATGAAAATATACAAAGACAAGTTGCAACTAATATGGGAATAGCATACGATGAAAACTTTAAACCAAAGTTAGAAGCAATATTACGATTGTTGCAAATGATAGGTGGATATACCCCAACAGAGGTTCCTAATATAACACCAACATCTGTATCTACTCCTAAAAGAAGTTCAGGAAGTGGATCATCTTCAAAGTCGTATTCAAACAAAGCACTAGATAATTACAAAAAGCAAATAGAACATAAAAAAGCATTAGACCAAATAAGTTTGCAAGATGAAATAAACATGTATCAACTAGCACTAAAAAAATATGCAAAAACACAGGATGAAAAATGGGAACTAACAGAGAAAATATATTCATTGCAAAAAGAACTAAAAGAAAAGAATTTAGATGATTATACAGCAATGATAGAACATAGAAAATCATTAGATCAGATAAGTTTACAAGACGAAATTAATATGTATCAATATGCTTATAATGTCTTAGCAAAAACAACAGAACAAAAACAAGAATTAGAAGAAAAGTTGCATGAACTAAGAAAAGAACTAGCACAAAAAAATAAAGAATTATTAGATCAGCAAACAACTGACTATGAAAGATATATACAAGATCAAAAAAACTTGAGAGGTGCTGAATATGATACTAAAGAACAAGAAAGAGACTTAAATAAAATAATACAATTACATCAAAGCTATCTAAATCAAATAATGAAAGATGAAAGATTATCTCTAGATGAAAGAAAACAGTTATATCAAGAAGAATTAGACACTATAAGAAATTATGAACAACAAAAAAGAGATTTAAGAGTACAAAGTGTTGATGATACAGTATCACAATTAACGAATGCTATAACAAAGCAACTTGAAGAAATGCAAGAAGCGGATAAAAAGGCTATTGAAGAAAATATAAAATTAGTTGAAGAATGGAAAGAAAAAAGGATTAATGCAATTAATGAAGAATATGATGCAAGAATTGAATCTATACAAAAAGAACTTGATTTATTAGACAAAGCAGAAGAAGATAAAACGAGAGCTGAACAAGATGCAGAATATGAAAGAAAAAGAAATAGATTAGAACAATTAATTGCATATGAACATGATGCAACAACAAAAGCAAACTATCAGAAAGAATTAGACAAGCTTATAGCGGATTATCAAAAGACACTTGATAAAAGAGCATTGCAAGACAAAAAAGATGCTTTAAAAGAACAACAAGACTTATTAAAAGAAGAACAAGACAATAAATTACAAGCAATAGAAGATGAGGCTGATAAACAAAAAGAGCAATATGACAAACAACTAGAAGAATTAGAAAAATATTATGATAAACAGAAAGACTTAGCACAAGAGACAGCAGAAAAAATGTTATTAAATGTTGAACAAAACCAAAATAAGATAATAGAATTATTAAATACTTATGGAAATGCTTATGAAATAACAGGGCAAACTCTAGGAGAAAAATTAGCACAAGGAATTAATAATGGTATTGCGGATAAAATCCAAAATATTATTCAAAGAATACAAGATACGATAGATGCTGGAATTGAAAATAAAATAAAAGAATGGACATCAGGAATGTATAAATATGAAGCAGGTAGCAATAAGCCTCAAACAAAGACAATTAATATAACACAACAAAATTATATAGAGCAAAATCCAGAAATGCCAAGTGAAACATATAGAAAATTAAATAATGTTTCTGAAAGATTAGCAGCAGAATTTGCAGGAATGTAGGTGATAAAATGCAAAAATTAGAAGTTATTAATTTAGCTTTAAACGAAAGCGTAATATTTGATAGTGTGGGAAATCCAGAAGAAGATATATTATTAAGTCATATAGAAGGATTAGGACATCCACGGAGCAACAAGTCAAAAGTCACAACGGAGTAAATCAAGATGGTTGCAATAGTGAAGATAGTTTATTAGACCCACGTGTGATAAAATTACAAGTAACAATTAGAGCTAAAAACAGAATTAAATTATATGAATTAAGACGTAAAATAATAAGAGTAATAAATCCTAAAACACTTAATCCAAAAACAGGTAAAAGAGGAGAATTGCTTATTTATTATACAAATGATTATAAGAAATATAGGATATATGGAAAAGTAGAAGATGGTACAGAGTTCAATGATAGAAAAAATAATCATGACAAATCAACTATATCTTTTTACTGTCAAAATCCATATTGGCTAGATAAAGAAGGAAAGGATATAGATATAAAGTCTGTAAATGGTGGATTATCTTTTCCACTGTTGCTTCCTAATAGCTTTTCTTTGATTTCATTCTATAAAGAAATTGATAATATAGGAGATGTAGAAGTACCAGTTCAAATAGAATATATAGGTCCTGCTTTAAACCCACGTATTACAAATGAAACAACAGGAGAATATATACAAGTTAATATGGAAATAGATGAAAAAGAAAAATTAGTAATTGATACAAAAGAAGGAAAAGAGACAGTAAATCTAATAACACCACATGAGGTTAAAGATGTTTATAATAACATAGATTTAAACTCAACGTTTTTCAAATTAATAGTAGGAAAGAACTTAATCAAGTATAGTTCAGATATAGAAGGTGCAAAAGACAAAGTAACTATAAATGACTATACAAATAAGTATGTAGGTATTTAATATGAATTGTATAGAAATAATAAATACTAACTTTGAACTTTTACGGCATTATTACTAATTATGAAAGCTTAATATGTACATGGAACTATTATGAATGTGGTACATTTGAATTGACTATTATGAAAAATAAAGCCAATACAAACAAATTAAAAAAAGACAATATGTTGTTAGTTAACAAAAAAGATAACAAAATACTTTTGATAGATAAAGTAGTTACTGTAACTGAAAATAATTCAAAAAAGATGAAAGTAACAGGAACTTGTATAAAAGGAATAACCAAAAGAAGAATTATAGCAACAAATGGCTATGATAGAATAGCACAAGATTATGCAGAAAACATACAAAAACATTATATTAAAAATCATATGGTGGAAAGTTACTATGACGATATAAGAACTCCAGAAAGAGATATTCCATGGATAAAAATGGCAGTTAGTCAAAATAGAGGAATAAAAACAGTATGGCAAGCAAGACTTACAAATTTACATGATGAATTAAAACATATTTCAGAAGATACAGGATTAGGATGGTATGGTTATTTAGATAGAAATAAGAAATGTATATATTTTGATAGTTTAAAAGGAACAGATAGGACAATAAATCAAGTAGAAAATCCGAACACACATGAAATGCTGTCTAAATTTACACATGAAGAATTACAGCAATATACACATATGCAATTGCAAGGAAATAAAAAACATCCATATATAATTTTTTCAGAAAAAAAGAAAAATCTATTAGAAGGAAAAGTAACAGATGATAATAGCAATTATAAAAATGTAGGATATGTCGCAGGAAAAGGAGAAAATGAAGAGAGACTTATAACTGTTTTAGGAACTGCAACAGGATTTTATAGAAGGGAGGTTTTAATTGATTTAAACAATATAGAAGATCCAGATGAGTTGAGTTTAGAAGGACAAAAGAAACTTGACACATATAAAATAATACAATCAGTAGAAGGAAAAGTATATCAAATACCTAATATGCAATATGAAAAAGACTTCTTTTTAGGTGATTTAGTAACTTTAGAGAGTGACGGAATATATGAGGACAAAAGGATAATTCAAGCAAAGGAAATATATGAAAGAAATAATAAAACCGTAGAATTAGGCTTTGGAGACAAAGTACCAACTTTACGGTGAAGAAATAAAAAGAGTAATTACAAGACCTATAGCTTAGGTCTTATTTTTATGGAAAGGAATTAAAATGTCAAATATAGTAACATTAAAAAGTTTTCCATTTGATTCAATGGAAGTTTTAAATGAAGAAAGTGGACGAATGGAACAAGATCGTTTATATGAAGCAGAAATATTTAGAAAATATTTTGCAAAATTCTTATCAAATGGAGTTTATTTCGGACATTATAAAAATTATGGCGATAATAGTATGAAAGTAACAGCAGATGGAGGACTAAATATTAAAATAGCAAAAGGAGCAGGAATTATTGAAGGAGCTGATTATGAAAATGAGGAAGAAAGAATATTAACCTTAGAGAGACCAACAAGTGGTAATAGAATTGATAGAGTGGTTGTTAAATTAGACAAAACACTTGCTACAAGAGAAACACAATTATATGTAAAACAAGGAAGTGGAACAACTCCAGCAAATTTACAAAGAGATGAAAACATATATGAAATATGTTTAGCAGAAGTAACAGTGAAAAGTACAACCAATATTGCAGAAACGGATATTATTGATAAAAGATTAAATACAGATTTATGTGGGGTAGTGACATCTTTAATTAGTATAGATGGAGAAGAATTATATCAAAATTTTCAAGATTATATAGAAAGTATAAAAAGCAATTTGATGTTAAAAAACCAAAATAATGTATGTACTGGAAAAATAACAGCAAATGGAGGATTTGAAGGAAATTTAAATGGAAATGCAAAAACAGCTGAAACAGCATCTAGCTGTAGTGGTAATGCTGTTACTGCTACAACATCTAATAGTTGTACACGGAAATAGTGCTACAGCAACTAAATTACAAACAGCTAGAAACATAAAATTGCAAGGAGCAGTAAGTGGAAATACTAATTTTGATGGAAGCGGAAATGTAACAATTACTACTACACAATCAAATATAGCAACTCTAACTGGAACAGCAAATGGAAATAATTTAGAGATAAATTATCCATCAGGATTTTCTAAAGATAATTGTATATGCATTTCTGTAATGTTACAAAATCCTAATAATGCAAATGGAACTTGGGCATTAGCTAATGGAGGAGTATTTACAAGTTCTTCTTATGTTACAGGAGCTATGCCATGTAAAGTTTTATTATCAACAAAAATAAATATACAAATCAGAACTGTTCATATTTCTGATGGAAGTAGTGAATCTGTACTTGCTGATTCTACTACTGGTAACTTTAGATTCAAAATAATTCTAATGAAAATATCATAGGAGGTGTATATAATGGCAAATTATACAAAGCATTACAATGCAAAAAAACCTAATAAAATAGAAAATTATGATGTAGATGTAGCGAACTTTAATAATGACTTATGGGATGAAAAAATATTTGAAAAACAAGATAAAATAGTAGGAAAAAGTTTATCTACAAATGATTTTACAAATGCTTATAAATCTAAATTAGATACCTTAAAAAATTATGATGACACAAAAATTAAATCAGACATAACAAATATAAAACAAAAAGACACAGAACAAGACGACAAACTATCAACACTACAAACTGAAAATATAAAGCTAAAAGAAGAAAATGAAAGATTAAGAGAAGATTTGAAAGGTTTACCTAATGGGACAGTTTCAGGAGAAAATATAGACTTAAAAGATAGTAGCGAGATGAGAGTGTTGAATTTTGAGATTGGTGGAAATAGTAGGCAAGAGAAAAGAGAAGGATATAATTTAATAGATTTAAACAATAGTAATAACAGATATTTAAATAAAGTTAATAATGGGTTTAAATTATCTAAGGCAAATAATAGAGTAAGTACAATTTCATTTAATAAACCACTTTCTGTTGGAACATATACACTAACATTAAAAAAAGTAAATACTACATTAACGATGGAAGAAAATGCAGTAAGATTTAGCTTTAAAAATGCTTTAAGTCAAGATATAAGTATTTATGACCTAACTAATAAAAACAAAATAACTGCAACAATAAATCAAGAATGTAGTTCGTTGTATTTTTATATAAGTGCGAATGAAGTAGATACCGCAGAAATAACATTTGATGATGTACAACTTGTACAAGGAACAGAAGAAAAGACATTTGAACCCTATGGAGTAAGTCCAAGTCCAGATTATCCAAGTGAAGTACAGTGCTGTGGGGATAATGTAAATATGATAGAAGAAACATTTAAAGGATATAATATTAATGGTAATGGTGCTTTTGAGGTACTAAACTCATTTGATATACAAATAGCAAATGTTAAAGCTAATGTAAAATATGTATTAAATACTACTACAAATTTATTAGCATATTATAATGAAAAACCAACGATATCAAGTATAACTTATGATAATTCAAGAGTTGTATTATCAAGTAGTACAAATATAATTATACCAACAAAAAGTGGATACATAGCAATTAGAACAAATAGTTTAAAAGGAGTAAAATTAGAAGAAGGTATAATCCAAACACCATATAGTACATATGGACAAGGTAATATTAATGTTGAGATGTGTAATAAGAATTTATTGAATACTGAAATCATACCTGTTGCCTCAGCAGGAATAAAGACAGTTGAATTTAGTAAAGATGTATTAACTGTTACTTCTTTGGCTAAATCTGGTTATCATTATTTACTATTAAATATAGGTAGTGTGAAAAAATATGATGGTAAAAATTTAACAATTTCCGCAAAATCTATTATAGAAACAAAAGAAGGATATTCAAGAGTATGTTTATGTCGATACAAATCAATATCACCAACAACTGGAACTAAAAATAATGTCTATATAACAAAAAATAAATTAGACAATTCCTTAAATATTAATTCAACTCAAGAGTCAGAATATGACGAAATTGGAGTTTTAATATATGCAAATGCTAATATAGGTACAGAAAGTAATACTGTTAAAATAGAAGGATTGCAAGTGGAAGAAGCCATAGCAAGCAGTTATACACAACATCAATCTCAAACATACACAATACCAACCCAACAACCGATGAGAGCAATAGGAGAATATAAAGATATATTTATAAAGAAAGATGGGAAATGGTATGAGAGACATTTTGTAAAGAGATTGATATTAGAAGGGACAGAAGCAAAATGGGCTTTACATACAACAGGAACGAGAAGATATGGATTAGATTTAAGTGCTGATTTACCTTTAAAAATAATAAATAAATATGGTATAGGATATTCCAGCCATTTTGAGATTAAAAATATAATAAGTTCTGATTTAATAATGTTTTTACAAGTAGAACTAAATCATTTTTATGTAGGAATAACAGATATTAATACTAAATGGAATAGTACAAATGATTTGAAAGGATGGCTATCAGAACAAAATAATGCAGGAGCACCAGTATATGTAGATTATGTATTAGAAACACCAATTGACATCAAATGTACAGCGGAACAAACTGAAATATTAGAAAAAATAGAAAATGAAGCAAAAACATATAAAAATGTAACACATATTTATAGCACAGATGAAATAAATCCAAATATGAAAGTTACATATTTTAAAGATATAGAGACAATTATAGGAGGTTAGAAGATGGAAGAATTGATGAATTTACATTTTACAAATATATGGTGGATGATAGGAGTTCCGCTAATATTAATGATATTAGATATAATAACAGGATATTATAATGCGTGGGAAAATAAAAAGGTATCAAGTTCAAAGATGAGAGATGGACTAGGGAAAAAATGTGCAGAGTTAGCATACATAATTGTTGGATTTATATTTAAGTTTGCATTTGGCACAAGTTCAATAATGTATTTTATAATAATTTATGTATGTTATATGGAATTAGTATCTTTAGCAGAGAATTGTACAAAATTAGGATTTCCATTGTCAGACAAAATAAAAGAAAAGTTAAATAATAAAAAGGAGGAATAACAATGGAAGATGAAAACTATGGATTTAACAGTGAAGTAGAAGGAGTTGAGGAATAATGGAAATAAATACAAAATTAACTCAAATAAATAGAACAATAATGACAAATAAACAAAACAAATATATAGTTATACACTATGTAGGAGCAGTAAGTACAGCTAAAGCAAATGCAGACTATTTTTATTCAGTAAATAGACAAGCCTCTGCACATTATTTTGTAGATGAAAAAGAAATATGGCAAGTAGTAAAAGAAGGAGATAGAGCATGGCATTGTGGAACAACTGGGAAATATTATAATGAATGTAGGAACTCAAACTCAATAGGAATAGAAATGTGTTGTTTTAATAATAATGGAGTATTAGACATAACAGAAAAAGTAATAAGTAAAACAATAGAACTAACAAAAGAACTAATGGCAAAATATAATATACCAGTTGAGAATGTTATAAGACATTATGATGTAACACATAAGATATGCCCAGCACCATTTGTAAATAATGAAGCTAGATGGAATGATTTTAAATCAAGATTAGTACCAAAGTCAGATCTACAGTATAAAGTACATATACAAGATAAAGGATGGACGGATTGGAAAAATACAGGAGATATAGCAGGAACAACAGGAGAAAATAAAAGGATAGAAGCTATAATCTTACAAGGAAATAATGGTTTAGATTTAAGTTATAGAGTGCATATGCAAGACAAAGGTTGGTCTGATTGGATAGGAAATGGGCAAGTTGCAGGAACAACAGGAGAAGGAAGAAGAATAGAAGCAATCGAAATAAAATCAAATAAAAGATTAGAAGGTCAGGAACATATACAAGATGTTGGCTGGATGCCTAAATCTTCAGGAACAGAAATACATTTAGGAACAAAAGGAAAATGTTTAAAGATTGAGGCTTTTAAAATTAATGTAGTATAAAAAAATACACTAGCAATACGAAGACTACTAATGTATTTTTTGTAATAAATAAAATATAAATTTATTACAATATTATTATATACAAATAATATAGAAATTATAAGAGGTAAATTTTAGTAATTTTGTTAGTTTACCTCTAATCTAATAAAGATTAATATATTGTATATTAATCAAAGGAGGTAGATTAATATGTATCAAGAATGGTTAAAAAAATATGAAGAGATAAAAAACAATAGTAAAGGAAATAATAAATAAGAATAGTCTTATTAAATTTATTAATATCTTTTTCTTATTGTGAACACCACATATTATAAACAGAAATAATATTTATATAATATTAATATAAAAAAGTAAGATTTATTCTTTTGTATAAAAATAAAAAAAATGCAAATATTAGAAATATGAAAGATTATTATAAAAAAAGTCAAAAAGAATTTATTAAATATATAAAAGAAAATCCTTATTGTACGAGGGAAGATTGGGACAATTATGCACATGAAAACTGTTTATTTAGTTCTTTTACTTTATCATGTCATGAAATCACAAACAGTACACTAAAAACATTACAAAGACAAAGTATTAATGAGTTTGAATTTTTAAAAGAAAAATATATAATAATACCGAAAACAAAAATAAAGACTTTGATTAATAAAGTTAAAAAAGTTTTAAATTTAAAAGAGAAAGAACAAGAAATTAATGTCAAGAAATGAAATGAAAAAAATAAGAAATTTAAGAAATAAATTGCATAAATCAATAAAGAAAAGTGGATTAAATTCAGAAGAAACAAGAAAAATTAGTGATGAAATAGATGTGTTAATAAATGAATATTATAATAGTATAGAACAAATAAAATATCCAGAGTATAGTGAAATGCTAATATATTATAATAACTCATATAAAGCATTGAAGAAAGTAACAAATGAAATGAAAAAATTTCCGTTAGTACAAGAATGGAATAAGTATGCTAAAGAAAATAATTATTTATCACATTTGTCATTAGAATATATTTCAAAATTAGATTGGAATTACTTGCAAGTAAAAGTAGAAAGGGAATTAAATTTAAAAATATAAAAAAATTAAAAAAATTTTTTCTTAGAGCCTCAGTTATTGAGGCGATTTTTATGCGAAATTTTGTCGAAAATGACAGTGCATTCCTTGACATTATCTCAATTTCAGATAAAATAGAAAAAGAAGATAAAAAATTTGACGGTTGATTATCTTCTTTTATACACAAAACATACTCAAAGGTATGCTTAATATTAGTATAACCTCTTGAGTATAAATTGTCAATGATTTTATATGAAAGAAGGTTTTTATTATGGAAAAAGAAAATGAAATTAAAAATGTATTGAAAGTAAAAAGAAAAGTATTTACAAAAGAAGAAAGTAATATTATAATTAAGAAAAATTATAACCCCTTTACAGTAAATAAAAATTTACGAAAGAAGGGATTGTGTATGAAAAGAATAGAAAATGTAGTATTAAATGAAATAAAAAATGAACTAAATTGGAAAGAAAAAATAATTGTAAGAATAGTTAATAAAACATTTAATAAAGTAGCAGATCTAATAAGAATAAATACAGTAAATAATTTAATAAAATAATGCAATAAATAATGCAATAGGAAAAGTTTTATAAATATATACAATATTTATAAAAAGTTAACTTTATTGAGAATACTAATTATTCGGTTGTAAAGAGGATTTTAGAGTTTACAACAATTATATAAAAATGGTTGTAAGCTCCATATAAATAAACCTCTGAAATTATTGGAATATCAATAATTAGTAGAGGTTTGTTTTACAAAAATAATGCAATAATAATGCAGTAGAGGGGTTATTTAATTTTTTTTAGTTCTTGAGATATAAAATCAAAAGATATATCTGTATAAACATTGTTTGTTATTTTACTTCCATCAATATGACCAACTAATTTTTGAATTACAGATAAATTTAATCCATTCTCCTGACATCTTGTAACAAAAGTGTGTCTCAATCTATGAGTAGATAAAGTCTCATCGTTATTTTCCAATATTTGATATTTGGAATTTAATCTAAATAAATATGAATTAACTTCTCCATCTGTTATAAAAAAATTTTTATTATAATCCCAAAATAATAAAGAATTTAGATTTGTGATTTTAGAAGAATATAATCTTTTTATAATTTTTTCAACATCTGAGTTCATTGGAAATGTTCGTTTACCTTTATCAATTCCAGTTTTCTTATCATAAGTTTTTGTGTGATTTCCTAAAATAACTTTATCATTTTTATCTCTAGTAATTGTTCTATATACAGTAAGACTGTTGTCCTTTAGATTTATACAATCTTTTGATAAAGCTAAAATTTCACCTATTCTCATTCCAGTATATAATTGTAATAAAAGAATATCATTATATTTATGTTGTGTTGAAGATAAAACTTTTATAAGTTTTTTTTCTTCTTCTGTAGATAAAGATTTTATAATTTTAGTAGCTTTTATAGATATAGGCTTTTTTAAATTTTCATCTTCCATAATGTTATATAAGATTTTTCTACGAGAATAAGCTATTTTAAATCCTTTTTCCAATAAAAACCATATTTTCTCAATAGTACTATTAGCATATTTTCTTATTTCTTCTTTTGAATCTTCTATATTTTCTATAGTTACTTTTTGAATAGGATTATTAATCCAACTTTTACAAGTTCTCTTTATTTGATTTAAGGTATTTACGTCTCTTAAGTAACTTCTATCTGATGTTATTCCATCTTTGTTTTTTTGTTCAATATATCTTTCTAGAATTGTAAGTAAATTGTCTTTATTTGTTTCAATATAACTTCCACTATCTAGCTTACTTTTTAAAATTGTTACTCTTTTTTTAAACTCTCTATTCTGCTCATTTTTTCGTTGTTTCATCGTTTTTCTTTTTCCATTATATACATATTGAAATATCCAACATTTTTGAACTTCACTATAATATAAAGAACCCTCTCCATTTCCTACTGATTTTGTTTTTTTGTTTTTTCTTTCCATAATAAAAATACCTCCATTTTCTTTAATAAATTTTAAATTTACTATTGAAAATGAAAGTATTAAAATGTTATAATACTAGTAATCACTTTCAATAGTGGTTTTGTGTGAGAATTATGTACTGTGTCGCAAACTATAGAACATAATTCTCTTTTAATATTTTAAAATTCTCTTTTAAGTTGTTTTACTATTCCTACAATTATAACAGGAATAGATTTCATTTCTTCTTTTGTAAATATAAGTGGTTCATAATTAGGGTTCAATGGTTGTAGTAATACACTATTATCACTTTTCTTTCCTTTTTTAATAGTAGCTTCATCACCATTTATAAGAGCAACTACTATATCACCATTTTCAAAATCATCTTGTTTTTTTACTATTACAATATCATCTTCTATTAAAACAGGAGACATACTATCGCCATGTATTTTTAAAGCAAAAAGTTCTCCACTTTCTTTCAGTTTTTCATCTATATCAATAGTTCCTATCCAGTTTTCTTGGGCTAGATAGTTGTAACCAGCTTTAACTGTACCTAATATGGGAATAGATATTACAGGATTTCCTAATTTATCTAATTTGATATTTCTTTCCATTGGAATATCGCACCCCATTAACCAAGCCTCATTAACATTTAAAACTTTTGCTAGCAAATATACTCCATCTTGTTTTGCTTTATATCTTCCTGACATATAAGAGCTTATTTTTGATTTGTCTATCCCTGTTTTTTCTGATAATTCTATAGGCTTTATATCTCTTATTCTAATAGCAGTATTTAATCTATTAGCAAAAGTATCAACTAAACCATTCATATATATTCCTCCATTACCAATATTATATAATGAAAGTTTAGAAAAATCAAGAGAAAATTCAATGTAAGTAAAAAAAGTTTAGAAAAAATAAATTTTTTTTAAAAAAAGTATTGCATAAAAAAAAATAATATGGTAATATAATTGTGGTTTAGAAAACTAAACGAAAGGAGATGAAGAAAATGCAGTTTGAACATAGTAAATTAAAGGGCAGAATAAGAGAAAAAGGATTTACTCAAGAAGATATTGCAAGACAGATAAATATAGCTCCATCAACATTTAGTACTAAAATAAATGGAATAGTATTCTTTAATCAAGATGAAATAGAACAGATGGCTGACTTTTTGCAAGTGCCAAATGAGAAATATAAAGAATATTTTTTTACACAAAGTGTTTAGAAAAACTAAACGAAGTTGGCAAACATATGATGAAAGAAGGTGAGAAAAATGTTACCAAAAGAAGAAAGAGAATTAATTATAGTAGCAGGAAGATATACATATTGTAAGATGAAAGAATTAGAGTTGCCTCTTACTATTGAATCTTATAAAAAATATTTAGAAGAAAAACTAAAAGAAAAGAGACTAAAGAAGAAAATTGGGTATAGGGAATATAACAAAATGAAAGAATTAGGACTTAATTATGAAGAATATAAACAATATAAGAAACAACAGACATTAAAGAAATATGAAAAGAAAAGAGAAAAAGATAAAATAAGATTTAGAACAATTAGGTATATTGAAAGGTATTGTGATTTAGAAATGAAATGCCAAATATGTAATACATCAGAAAGAATACAAATACATCACCCAAATTATAACGATTATTTAAAAATTAATTTATTATGTGTTAAACATCATAATAAATTACATAATTTTGAATTAGTGCCACCAACAGTAATTGATTTAGAAGAAATATCAATAAGAAAACCAGCTAAAAAAGAAAAACAAGATTATATAACAAAAAATATAAATGATATAAAACAAGATATATTAGAAAATGGATTTACATATAAAGAATTAGTTAGCAAATACCAAATATCAAATGGAACAATTAGAAGATATTTAGAAAAAGAAAAAAATTGGGATATTTTAGAAAATAAGTTAAAAGAATCAACTGAAAAGAAAAGAAAATTTTGTAATTTAAAACATCAAGATAATATACTTCAGAGATATAGGATAGAAAATAATTTGACAACTAAAGAATTTTCAGATATCGCTCAAATACCAATACCAACAATAAGAGCGATAGAATGTGGGAAAACAGATATAAAAAAAGTAAAAGCACACACAAAGCAAAAATTAAAAAATATATTAAATAGCGACACAGTACAAATAAAAGAAGGGAGGTAATGAAATGGAAGAAATATTACAAGAAATTAATTCAAAATTAGAAATACTAGTAAATGAAAAAGATGAATTTGAATTAGTAACTGCTGAACAATTATCAGAAGAAACAGGTATACCAATAAATAATGTAAGAAATCTTTTTAATAATAAAGATTTAGCAGTTCAAACATATACCAAACCAAGATTAGTGACAAGAAAAGCTTGGAATGAATTTATAAGTAAAAGGAGGTGAAAACGAATGGAAAGAAACTGGAAAAATTTTAAACTTGATCCAAACAAAGTATACAAAAGAATAGGACAAGCAGTAGTATATGGAAGTTTGTATATAGGAAGTATAGTGTTTTGCTATTGGGGATTTTTGCAACGGAATGACTTATTAGAGAAAGGAGGAAATAAAATGTTAATTTTAGGATTAATGACAGGATTAGTTTTAGGAGCATTACTAATGAATTTAGTAGTAGAAGAAGAACAAAGAGTAAATAAATTATTAAAGAAAACAATTAATAATTTAGAAGACGATTTAGATTATGCAAATTTAAGAGTTAAAAATAGAGATGAATTTATTAATGATTTACAAGAAAAAAATGTAATATTATTAGAAAATTCATCAGAATTAAGAAGTAAAATAGAAGATTTAGAAAACAATATTGAATTTTTAGTAAATCAATTACCAAAACAAAAAAGAGAACTAGTCAGACCGCAAAATCAAAACTAGTTCAAACCATACAATTAAATATATGAATATCTACTGTTATTTTAACATATATGCAGTAGAAATTCAAGAGGGAGAGAAAATGAAATGCTATAGAAACATAACTACAGATGAAGTAGTTTATAAAGAAGAAGCAGAAGAATATGTACTTAATAGATTAGGTATAACAGTAATACCAAAGGGACAAAATGGCGAAATGACAGTAGAACAAATAGAAAATATAGAAAGTACAATAGAATGGTTCTTCAGTGGAAATTGGATAGAAGAAGAAATAAAAGGAGTAGAAGAACCAAGTGTATTTGAATTAATTAATGAGGAGTGTGAATTAGAAGATGTTTAATGAACAAAAAGAAGAATACTCATCAAAACAAGGAAAAAATATTCCAGTCTGGCAAAGTGATAAATACAAATCAGCAAGAAAAAAAGCAATAGAGCTTATAGATAAACAAGAATATGGATTAACAGAAGCAGATTTTTGGATTTTAATGAATGAAACTAAAACAGTGAAAATGCAATATACAGGATTAATAATAAGCCATACAGGTTGTTTAAAGATAAATGATAAGTTAGAAGATAGTAAAAAATTTAATCCCAAAAGTGTGATTATAGATAAAGAGGGATATGAAAATACATTAGTGTATTCATACATAAATGAAGAACAAGGATTATATGAAGTTGGAGAGGTAAGTAAAACAAACTGTAAAAACTCATATCCATATGCAATGGCTTTAAAGAGATGTTTTGATAGAGTTGTACTAAAAAATTCAAAACTAGCTTATGAAAGTATTTATAGTGATAGTGAGGGTGCAGATATAAATAAAGAAGAAACAGAAAAAGAAATTGCAGAAAATAAGATAGATAACTTAAAAGTGGAAGCATTAAAAAAATCTATAGAAAAACACAAAATAGGTGATGATGTAGTTGCATTAATTTTAGCAGGATATAACTATGCAAAAATTGAAGATATTGAAATTAAAAATTATATGAATATAGTTAATGATTTTAAATCAAAAAAGTAGGTGACTAGGTGAAAAGTGAATTTGAAGAAATAGTAAAAGACGACTTTAAACAATACAAAGAAATAGCAAAAAGATTTAGAGATGTAAAAATGGAAGATTGTGTTGAACTACAAAACTTAACAACAGATAGTTGGTTATTAGCGACTAGATGGAGTGAAATACAAAGTTTAGCAAGTAAAATAGCACAAGAAAGCGGAATAAATAAAACAGATTTTGGAACATGGGCATATCAGAAATATAGGCAATTGCAAGAAATGCACATCACTTGTAGAAGTTGGTATAGATTAGCAAAAGAAGATGAAAGAATGTTGAAAGGACTAGAAATAGTATGAAAAGATATTCAATATTAAACAATTTAGAAAAATGTTTCTTTTGTGGTAAACCAGCAGAGTGCATTCATGAAGTTTATTTTGGCACAGCAAATAGGCAAATTTCAATCGAGAATGGCTTTTGTGCAGGTTTATGTCACAAAGAACATAATTTATCACATAATTCAGTTCATAGTAATAGAAAAATGGATTTAAAGCTTAAAGAACTATATCAAAAAGAATATGAAAAAACACATACAAGAGAAGAATTTATAAAATTAATAGGAAAAAGTTATTTATAAAAAATATTAGGAGGAAATAGAAAATGAAAAAGGAAAAAGGAAATGTGATTTTAGGAATTATTATAGGAGTTATAGTAATATTTGCAACAGTATTCTTTGCAAGTATTAAAACTATACCAACAGGATATGTAGGAGTAAAAACAAGATTTGGACAAGTACAAAACGATACAATTCAAGAGGGATTAAATTTTAAAATGCCATTTATAGAAAGTATAGTAAAAATAGATTGCAGAACACAAAAAATTGAATATTCAATGGAAGCAAGTTCAAGAGATTTACAAAAAATATCTAATATAAAAATAGCAGTAAATTATGGAGTAGATAAACAAAAAGCAAATGTTCTATATAGAGAAATTGGAAAAGATTTTAAATCTGTAATTATAGAACCAACAATATATGAAACAATGAAATCAGCAGTAGCAAATTATACAGCAGAAGAATTAGTAACTAAAAGACAAGAAGTTTCTAATTTAGCACAAGAAACATTAACAGAAAGATTAAAAGATAAAGGAATAAATATAACATCATTAAGTATGACAGATTTATCATTCTCAGCAGAATTTGATCAAGCAATAGAGAAAAAACAAGTTGTAGAACAACAAACACAGCAAGCAAAATATGAATTAGAAAAAGCAAAAGTAGAAAATGAAAAGAAAATAGAAAATGCAAAAGCAGAAGCGGAAGTAATGAAACAACAAAATCAAGAAATAACAGACAAAACACTTGAGTTAAAAAGATTAGAAGTACAACAAAAATTAATAGAAAAATGGAATGGACAATTACCAAGTACATCATTAGGAGATAATATACCAATGTTAAACATAGGAAAATAAACAACTAAGGCTAAGACAGAATAAAGTTTTAGCCTTAATTTTACGAAAGGAGAAATATACTTATGAATTATATAAAACAACTCAATGAATTTTATCCTACATTAGACTACAAACCGCTTAACGCTGAGGCTATCGCAATATATTTTTGCTTATTGCAGATAGCGAACAAAACGGGGTGGATTGACCAGTTTAGAGTAGCGAATACAGTTCTAATGAGTAAGTGTAATATAGATAAACAAAAATTAACAAGAGCAAGAGAAAAACTAATTTCTCAAGGATATATAACATATTCAAAAGGCAGAAATCAGTCGGAAGCCCCTATATATAGCATAGTTCAGTTATATACGGATACTCCACTTGATACTCCAAAAAATACAGCACTTAATATAGCGGATGATACCCAAAATGATACGGCATGTAATACGGCAGATGATACCATTAATAAACAAAAGAAAACAAAACAAATAAAAGAAAATAATATAAAAGAAAAAAATGATGTAATTGAAATTTATAATTCAATTTGTACTAATCTTCCAAAAGTACAAAAACTAACTAAGAAAAGAGAAAAATTTATAAATGAGTTTTTAAAAGGGTTTAGTTTAGAAGAGTTTAAAAGAATTTGTGAGCTAGCAAACAATAATAGTTTTTTAACAGGAGAAAATGATAGGAAGTGGAAAGCAGATTTTGACTTTTTGATAAATCCTAATAAAGCAACAAACATCTTGGAAGGGAAATACAGTAATAGTACTAAAACAGATTATAAAATTGAAGGAGGTTTACAACTTCTATGACAAACTGTTTTAAAGAGATTAAAGAATTGTTAGATAATATTCAAGTAGTAGAAAAATATTTAGGCAAACCATATAAAATAACAAAAAAAGGTTTATGGTATAAAAGCCCTTTTAGAAATGAGAAAACAGCTAGCTTTTATGTATCAGAAAAAGGAATACACGATTTTGGAAGTAGTGAACATTATGACATTATAGATTTCGTATCAAAGTACTTCAATACAGATACTTATAACGCATTAAAAATTTTATGTAATGATTTTGCATTATCACTTTTAAACAAAAAGGAAGACGGAAAAACAATAAAACAATTAAAAGCAAAAAGAGAACAAGAACGAAAACAAAAAGAATTAGAAAAAAAGAAATATAACCAAGAAATGAAAAAATTATGTAATGAGTTATTACAAATAGAGGAACTAATAAAAATATTTGAAAAGACAAGCTATTTTGAAACACTGAAAATATTATACGATAAGCAATCAATATTAGAGACAATATTTGAACAAGAATATATAAGATGAGGAGGAAAAAATGGAGAAAGACTTTGAAAAAAGATTTAAAAAAATGTCTGAAATTAAAAGAGTTGATGAAGAAAAAATAAAATATATAAATTCAGGATTTACATACATAGATAAAAGAATTGTAGGATTTGCAGAAGGAGAAATCTCAGTTTGGAGTGGATTAAATGGAAGTGGCAAAAGTAGTTTTTTAGTACAGCAAATATTAGAATATGCGGATCAAAAAATAAAAACAGTATTATTTTCAGGGGAGATGCAAGATTATGTGATTCAGAACTCATTAGTAAAAATGGTTGCAGGAAAGGAGGCATTAATACCAAGTAAAGACGAAACATATTGGTATTTATCAAACGATGAAAAAAGAAAAGTTATATTAAATTGGTTAGATAGGTATGTATATCTTTATGAAAATGAATATGGAACTAAGGTAGTAGATGTAATGAAAGCAATTCAGTGGCTAGTGCAAAAAGAAAATATAAAAGTAGTTATATTAGACAATTTAATGGCTTTAAATTTAGCAAGTTATCAAGAGAAAGACAAATATGAAGCACAAAGTCAATTTATTAAAGATATTGCAAAAATGTCTAAAAAATTAAATATACATATTCATGTAGTAATGCACCCAAGAAAATCATCAGGCTTTTTAAGAAAAGATGATATATCAGGAAGTGCAGACTTATCAAATGCCTCAGATAATGTTTTTATAATACACAGAGTAAATAAAGATTTTAAGACAAGAGTAAAAGACATATTAGATACAGGAGCAATGACATATTTATCAAAATTCGATAATGTAATTGAAGTTTGTAAAAATAGACGACATGGAGTACAAGATACTTTTATTGGATTAAAATTTGAAAAAGAAACAAAGAAATTTATAGGTGAGGATGATGTAGCTACACAATATATGAAATGGATTTAGAGGAGGATTAGAAATGTATGCAATAGCTAAATGATTTTGTTAAGGAGAAATATTATGGAAAAGCTGAAAAAACAATATAACTATTTATTAAATCGTTATTATAATGGTTGTAACTATATAGAAGAAAATCCAGACCAATTTAATAAATACATAAATAAAATAATGGATTTCAAAAAAGAATTAGAAAACATATTAGAAAAAATACAAAACGAACAAAAAGTATCAGAAGAAGAAATCTTAGGAGGATTTAAAATATGCTAGAAATAAATAAAAAGCAATTAATAAGCTTTGATAATAAAAATAAAGCAAGAATATTAAAAATGATAGCTTTAGGGATAGTAATTTACAAAGGAGAGTAAAAATAGATGAATGTTTTAACAAGTCAGACAAGACAAATATCATTTGAAGATATAAAACCAAAAAGAAAAATAAGATATGAACAAATATTAGATAGATTAATGACAGGAACTAAAACAGCAAAAGAGATAGCAGTTGAATTATTTGAACTAGAACTAATACCAAGCACAGAAAGGAATTACACAGCACCAAGACTAACAGAATTAAATGAGATGGGATTAGTTAAAGTAATAGATAAAAAGAAATGTAAATATACAGGGAAAACAGTTGCAGTATATGAAATAACATCAAAAGGAATAGAACAAAGATATATGCAACATATCCCTAGATTGGATTAGCCTATGAAATACAATTATCCACAAATAATACGGAAAATGTGTAAAATGCTTAGGTTGCAACAGATTAATTGATGAGAACTTCAAAGGAGTTTATAGATGTGAAAATTACATAGAAAAGGAGAAAACAGAAGATGAACAAATACAGAAACAAAAAAGTAATATTAGATGATTATGTATTTGATAGTATTCAAGAAAGTAAAAGATATAAAGAATTAAAAATACTATTAAAAGCAGAAAAAATACAAGAATTAGAATTACAACCACATTTCTTATTACAAGAAAGCTTTAAAAAGAATGGAAAAACATATAGAAAAATAGAATACATAGCAGATTTTAAATATATAGAAAACGGAAAAACAATAGTAGAAGATGTAAAAGGAATGCAGACAGATGTATTTAAAATAAAACATAAATTGTTTGAAAAGAAATATCCAGATTTGGAATTAAGAATAATTAAATAAGGAGGACAAGCAATGACAGAGGAAGAGAAGAAAATAAAAAAGTGGAAAAATAGATATTATAAAGAAAGAAGAAAAAGGAAAAAGGCAGATAAAGCAGTAAAGCAAATATATGACGATTATCAAGATATAGGGAATATGTATTTTGATTTAGATGAGAAAATGCAACAAGTAATAGCAGTTATAAAAGAATATATAAGATGTTTAGAAAAAAATAATGAAATGGTATTAGCTTCATTTAAAAATATAAATATTTGAAAAAGGAGTGAGAAAAATAAAAGATATAAAAACTTTAGAACAATTTACAAAAGAAATGCAAATTAAAAACAAAGAAGAAATAATAGAAAGGTTATATAGACAAAGCTTAAAAATAATAAAAATAGAAAATAAACTAGAAGAAACAATAACAATAATAGAACGAGAATAAAATATTTGAAAGAGAGGTAATAGGAATACTATTGGGTGGATTTGGAATAGGAGCATGTGCCATATTAATAGCAATAGCAATTTCAATTTTTAAAGATTAGGAGCTGAAACAAATGAAAATACCAAAAATAATAAGTAAAAATAATTATGAATACATGTTTGAAAAAGAATATCCAAACTACATAATGTATAAAGAAAAGATAACAGGAGTAAGAGAATGTTTTTGTAGGCATGAATTAGGACTAGTAAAAGAAAAAATAAAACCTAGTAGAAATTTACAGAAGATACATAAAAGATAGGAGGTTGTAAGAAAGATGACAAGAGAAAGTTTGATATTATTGCTAAAAAGTTATAAGGAGAATAAAGCAAAGTTAAAGTTAAAATTAAGAGAAAAAGAAAATATATTGAGAAAGAGAGAAAAGTTAGAAGAAATAACATTATCAGTTACGAGTTATGAGGATAATAGTAACATACATAGTAAAAATATGGTATCAGATAAAGTTGCAAAACAAGCAATAAATAATGTTAATATGGAAGATGATTCAAAACAAATATTAGATAAAATAGAAGATGAAATAAGAGAATTAAGTTATAAAGTAGAAGAAGTAGAAATAAGATTAGAATGTTTAAAAAGGAAAGAAAAAGAAATATTAGTAGATTATTATATAGAAGGTAACTCATATGAACATATTGGAAATATTACATATCATAATCTATTTGGACAAACTAGATCTTCAGACTGTATAAAAAAGATAATAATAAATTCACTAGAAAAAATATCAAAATTATAAATTACCTAAAAATTACCTGATTTTTACCTGATTATTCACTATTTTTTAATTTTTAGATATAGTATAATTAAAATAGAGAAAAAGTCGCAGATAGAAATATCTCATAAGTCCAAGCGACAAGATAAACAATCCCGCTTTCAAGAGTTGATGTAAAAGTCAGCTCTTTTATTATGTGTTATTACCAGTATACTAGATTTATATAAAATAATTATTGAGGTGATAGGATGACAAGTGAAGAAATAAATAAATTTAAAGAAGAAAACTGTAAAAAATGCAAAAAGGGCATAGATTGCAAGATAATTAAAAATCTAGATGGAAAATTAGTATGTACAGAAGAGGTATAGTATTATGAGTAAAATTGCAGATGAAATAGTAAGAGAATATAAAATGAACCAGTATTACAAAAAATTGAAGGAAGATAAAGAAAAGAATAAAGAAGATAAGAAAAAAGACTAACAAAAAAGTTAGTCTAATACTTTTTAAGAAAGTCTTCAACAATATAAGATACTGGTAATATATCTAAATTTTCAGATTCGATATAGAAAAATGGAGTATTAGTAGTAGTTTCTTTATACATATGTACTGAAACAGTACCAACTTTTTTACCAATTATTTGTTTAGTAGACATATAGTACACCTCTTTTCTTTAGTAATAGTACAAATTTGCAACATATAAAAGTATAACAGAAATAAATATCTAATTCTGTCGAAAGTTGTCAATAAAACAAGTAAAAAATAAAGTTTTAAAGGAGAAGAAAAATGTTAGAAGGGAAAGTAAAAAAAGATTTTAATGATATAGAAAATAATTTAAAGAATTATAGAAAAGGGCAAAAATTTAAAGCGGAATATAAAAGATACAAAGAATTAGAAGCAAAAGGATATGTAGAAGAAGGGAAAGAAGTTACATCAAAAAGAAAATAGGTGATTAAATGGCAAAATCAAAATGGGAACAGGTTAAAGATAAATTAATACTTATAGAAGGATGGGCAAGAGATGGCTTAACAAATAAGGAAATTGCAACAAAGTTGGGAATAGGAGAAACAACCTTTTACAAAATAATAAATGAGCATTCCGAAGTTTCCGAAGTCCTTAAAAAGGGAAAAGAGGTAGTTGATTATCAAGTAGAAAATGCACTACTTAAAAATGCACTAGATGGAAATGTAACAGCACAAATATATTGGTTAAATAATAGGAAACCGAAACAGTGGAAAAATAAACGTAATGAAGAGGAATATAGTGAAAATGGAACACTTGCAAAAGCAATACAAAAAGCATATGAAAATAAAGTAGGTGATACATAATGTTATCTATAAAGGCAATATTATATTACAAAGATAGACCAGTTGAATTTGTAAAAGATATAATAGGAGCGGTTCCAGATGAAATACAAGCAGAAATATTGAATAGTGTTGCACAAAATCAATTAACAAGTGTAAGAAGTGGACATGGGATAGGAAAATCAGCATTACAGAGTTGGTTAATAATTTGGTTTATGTGTACAAGACCATTTCCGAAAATACCATGTACAGCACCAACAAAACATCAATTGCATGATATTTTATGGGCAGAGGTAGCAAAATGGCTTAATCCTACTTTAAAAACAGAAATAGAATGGACACAAGAAAAATTGTATATGAAATCTAATCCCGAGAATTGGTTTGCAGTACCACGTACAGCAACACAACCAGATGCTTTACAAGGATTTCATGCTGAACACATTTTATATATTATAGATGAAGCATCAGGAGTAAAAGATACAACATTTGAGCCAGTGCTAGGTTCATTAACAACACCTGATGCAAAACTAATAATGTGTGGAAATCCAACAGGGTTGAGTGGTTTCTTTTTTGATAGTCATAATAAAAATAGAAGTATGTATAACACATTTAAAGTATCTGGAGAAAATTCAAAAAGAGTTTCAAAAGAGTATATACAGATGATTATAGATATGTATGGAATAGAAAGTGATGTATATAGAGTAAGAGTTGCAGGAGAATTTCCAAAAGCAATGCCAGACTCATTTATTCAATTAGACTGGGTAGAAAATTGTAGTAAAAAAATACATACAAAAAGCTATCCAAAAAATAGAATTGATATTGGAGTTGATGTTGCAAGATATGGAGATGATGAAACAGTTATTAATACAATATTTGATAAAACATATCAGCAACCGCTTAATATATTACATCATAATGACACAATGCAAGTAACAGGAAGAATAGTGCAAATAATAGAACAATTAAGACAAAAATACTTAGGAATACCAATACATATAAAAATAGACTGTGATGGATTAGGAGTAGGTGTATATGATAGGTTAAAGGAAATAAAACAACAGAAAGATTGGATAACAATTAAGTTATATGAATGTCATTTTGGTGGATCTGGTGGAAAAAATAAACAAGAAGAGCCAGTTGAATTTAGTAATAGTACAGGTTTAATGTGGGGACTGCTAAGAGAGAAACTAAAAAGACAAGAAATAGAATTAATATATGATGACAAACAAATAACACAGTTAAGCAATAGAAAATATAGAATAAATAGTGATGGAAAAATAGAATTAGAAAGAAAAGAAGAAATGAAAAAAAGAGGACTAACTTCTCCAGACAGACGGAGATAGTTTAGTTCTTTCTTTATATGAGCCAAAAGTAGCAAATGTATTTAATAAAAATGATTTTAGGAGGTAGTAATGATAATTGATATAGACGAAGTTCCAGAAATAAAAAAAGGAAAAATTCCCAATAAGTTATTAGCAGAATTAATAGATGAACATCAAAAAACATTAAGTAAATATAATAAGCTGGATAAGTATTTTTTTAATGATGAAAGTATAGTCGAAAAACAAAGATTATTAAAAGACAGTCTGAATAATATAATAATAGCTAGTTATCCCAGATATATAACTATATTAAACAGTGGCTGTTTTATGTCATCAGAAATTAATTATAATGTAAATGAAGAAATAGATATAGAACCAGTATTAAATGAATATAAGAAACAAACAATATTAAAAACAGATAAAAGTAATGTAAGAAAAGAAAGTAAATATGGAAGATGTTATGAATTAACTTATGCGAATAATAATTCTGAACCAAAAACAAAAAGTATAAGTCCTAAAAATGCTTTTGTTGTGAAGTCAAATAATTTAGATGAAAAAGAATTATTTGGTGTATATTATTTTGAAACAAATGGGATATATACAATATATACTTTTACAGACAAATATATAAATTATGGAACATGTAAAAGTCTAAGTTTACAACAATATAATCCTAAAAAAGAAAAACATTATTTTGGTGAAGTTCCACTTATAGAAGTAATGAATAACGAAGAATGTATTGGAGATTATGAATCAGTAATCTCTTTAATAAATGCTTATAATATTATAACAAGTAATGATGTTGATAATATAGAAGAATTTGTTGATGCCATATTACTTTTATTTGGAGCGAACTTAGATTATGAACAAAAAAAGTTATTAAAAGAAACAAGAGGACTTGAACTTCCAGAAAATGCTAAAGCAGAATATTTAACAAAAGTATTAGATGAAGTAGGTATTAATGCAGCATTAGATAGATTAAGAAAAGACATACATAAATTTAGTTTTACACCTGATATGGGAGATGAAAACTTTGCTGGCAATAGTAGTGGAGTTGCATTAGATTATAAACTATTGCCTTTTATAATTTCGTTAAAAGATAAAGAGGCATTTTATAAAGAAACGTTAAAGAAAAGGTTTAAGTTATATAATAATTTTTTAAGTGTAAAACAAAATATGCCAATTATTCCAATTGAAGAAATAGAAATAAAAATGACATTAACATTCCCTAAAAATGATTTAGAGATTGCACAAATGATCAGTTATTTGAGTGGAAATGTAACAAATCAAACATTAATTAGTAATTTATCATTTATAGAAGATGCGATAGAAGAAGATGAATTAGTAAAGACAGAAAATCAAGAAAAAATGAAACAAAGTCAACTAGCTATGTACAGTTCAGGAGGATTTGACGATAATCATAATAATGAAGATAGTACCAACGAATAGGAGGTGCTTTTTTTATGGCTAGAAAACCAAAAAATTACTGGGAACGAAGAAGCACAGAATTAATGAAAAGACTAGAAAAAAGAACAGAGAATACAATTGATTCATTGATAGAAGCTTATGATCGATCAACTAAAAATATAAATAAAGAAATAGTAAGAATATTTAATAATTATGCTAAAAATAGTGGATTAGATAAAAATATACTGACACAACTACTTAACAAGAAAGAAAGTAAGCAGTATTATAAAAACTTATTAGAAGTAATTAATAATAGCATAACAGATGAAAGAATGAAAAAGAAACTACTTGCAAAATATAATGCACCTGCTTATTCTTATAGAATTAATCGTTATCAAGCATTACAAAATAATATAGATGTAGAATTAAAAAAATTAGCAAATATAGAGCAACAGATAACAGAAATAAGATATGTGGATACAATAAAAGAGGGATACTATCATAGTATATATGATATTCAAAAGGGGACAGGATTAGGATTTAGCTTTGCACAGATAGATGATAGAACAATAAATTTAATGTTAAATGAAAACTGGACGAATGGTGCTAATTTTTCTAAAAGAATATGGAATAATAGCGAAAAGCTAGGTAATTACCTTAGAACACAGTTAACAGCTGATACAATGTCAGGAAAGTCAATAGAAAAAATAAGTAAAGAATTGTTTGAGTATATGAATGTAGGCTTATACAATGCAACTACACTTATAAGAACAGAAATAAATCATTTTGCTAACGAATCAGAAATGTTAGCTTATAAAGAATTAGATATTGAAAAGTATAGATTTATTGCAACATTAGATCAAGTAACTTGCAAACATTGTGCTGAACTAGATAATATAGTATTTAATATAAAAGATAGAAAATCTCGGCAAGAATTACCCACCAATCCACCCCAATGACCGTTGTACAACAGTAGCAGAATTTGATGATGAAGTAATAGAAGACTTACAAAGGCGTGCAAGAGATGAAAATGGGAAAGCTATACTAGTCCCACAAAATTTGTCATATGAACAATGGAAACAAGAGTACATACCTAAGTTAACACTTGAACAAGGCAACACTAAAAACAGAAAAGAGAAGTTGAATTTTCAAGAAAATATCAATGATTTTCTAAAGACAAAAATAAAAAACAATTTATATTTAGACAACTTAAGAAAAAATAATATAGTTAAATATGAAAATATAATTATGAAAAGATATAAGGATAATAATAAAGAAAACCTAGCAATGCTAGATATAAAAACAGGTAAATTAATAGGTAAAATCACAACAGGAACAAAAAATACTGTTAGTCCTAGTTTAAGTAATGTAGTACGACTGTTAAATTCAAAAGACAATTCTTTTATACTTATACATAATCATCCTAAAAACTATTCTTTTTCTTTGACAGATATTAAAAGCTATGTTAAATTTAAAAGTATAGATACAATGATTGTTAAAACACCAGATTATACTTTTTATTTAAAAGCACCAAAAAGAAATATAGAGCTAGACAAATTGAAAGAAAAATATAATAAAATAGAAAGACTAATAAATAAACAATATAATTCTTTTAATGGAGCAGAAAAAAGAGATTTAGTTATATCAAAGTTATCAAAAGATTTGGGGTGGATATATGAGAAAGAAAAAAATTAAAGGATATAGTAGAAAAAAGATAAAATTTATAGGTGGATATTACCCATATATATTATTTGAATAATAAAAAAGTTATTAATATTTTAAAATATAAAGTATGTAGCCGAGAAAATAAACATTCATGTATAGTGCAAATCTATACCTATATACAAAATTAAAGTCGTAGAAATACGGCTTTTTATTATGCCCTCAAGTAAGGCGTAAAACTGCTTGAATAGTTATAGCACTGTAAAAGCTAAAATTTGTTATAACACAGTAAAAGTTAAGGAGGAAATGTTATGGAAGATAACGATGGAAAAGTGGATACAACTGTTGAAGTATCGAAAGAAAATGAAAAGGAAGAAAAAAAGGAAAAGACATTTACGCAAGAACAATTAAACAAATATTTAGCAACCGAAAAGGCTAAATGGAAACAAGAGTCAGAAGCGGAAAAAAATGAAGCTGAAAGACTTGCAAAACTAACAGCAGAAGAAAAAGCAACAGAAAAGGAAAAGAAACTTGCAGAAAAAGAAATTGAATTAAACTATAAGGAATTAGTTGGAAATGCAAAAGATGTATTATCTGATAAAGGTATTCCAGCAAGTTTTGCAAATTGGATTGTATCAAAAGAAGATACAGCAGAAAAAGTAACAGAGAAAATTGAAGACTTCTCAAAGAAATTTAATTCAGAACTAGAAAGAATGGTAGTAAAAAGATTAGCAGGAGATGTTCCTAAAGTAGGAGCAGAAAATAATAAGAAAAAAATAGCAAGATCAAGTTATTAAACTTGATTATTTTTATGCCAAAAAAATAAAAGGAGGAATAAAAAATGGCAAGACAAAATTCATTAAATATTATGGTACAAGGGACAGAAGAAAAAGACAAATTAGCTGAAATATTAGATGGGGTATTAGAAAATGTACAAGTATCAGCAGTATCAGAACAAATAAAAGCAAAAAATGGTTCAGGAAATCCAGAAAGTGGTTCAGTAGAATATAAAAGATTTGCAAATGCAGAATTACAAGACAAAGGTACAGCAAGAACAGCAGGAAAAGGAAATCAATTAAAAGCAAAACCTGTTATAGTAAATATTGATACAGACAAGGAAATTGTAGAAGAATTACAAAATAAAGATGTTAAATTATATGGTGTAGTAGGAATGGCAGAAAAAAGAAAAGATAACCATAAAAAGAGAATAGTTGCATACTTAGATAGAGAATTTTTTGCTAAAGTAACAGAAGGGACAAAAGTGACAGCACCAACAGGAACAACAGGAGCAAAAGCTATAGTAGATAATCTAATTCTTACAGCAAAGGCAACAAAGAATGACTTTATTGATGGAATAGATGCAGAAGATTTAGTATTAATTGTTAGTCCAAAATATAGAAGAGAATTAAAAGACTATATGGACGAACTTCCAAATGGAACAGAGCCAACATATGCAGCAATAGGGAGGTATGATAGTGTTATTGTTTATGAAGGTACTAGATTACCAGAAAATGTGTCAGCAGTAGTAATGATGAATGGTGCTATTGCACAGCCTTATTATGTGTCTGAATATGATGCAGAAAAAATACCATTGGATGACGCTATAGCATTAGAAAGTTTCTTATACAAAGGAACAAAAGCATTAATGCCAGATACAATTTATTATAATGAAGAAGCATAGGAGGAAACTATGATAAAATTTAAAAATGAATATGGAAGTATATTAGAAACAGATAATGACTTGTTGATTGAACAATATAAGAAGAAATATACCGAAATTAAAGAAAATAAGACAAAAAAGAAAGAAGAAGTTAACAAATAGTTGACTTCTTTCTTGGAGGTTAACTATATGGATGAGAAAATAGGGAGAATTAAACAATATGTTATTTTATTAAATTCTAATATAAAAAAAGACGAATTGCTTGATTTTAATATAAGGGAAATGATAGACAGAATTTTAAATTATACAACTAGAAAAGAATTGCCTACTGAATTAGAAAGAATTGTAGCAAAAGCCATTGTTAATGTTTATAAAAAAATTGAAAATGAAAATAGCAATGGAGGGGAAGAACAAAAAGAAATAAATTCTATAAGCGACAATGGCCAGACAGTTTCTTTTTCAGAAAAAGTAAAAACATATATGATTAATAGTTCAGATGATGATTTATTTTATGGTTTTTTTAGTCAAATAAATAAGTTTGTAAAAGCTAAGGTGGTGGGAGAAGATGAATATTCCAAACAGTTTCAAGAAAGCAATAAACAATAATTTTTATGATAAAGGAATCAAGATAATGACTACTGAAAAAGAACAAATAAGAGATGATGAAGGTTGTATTATTGAAACAGAAAAAGATATTATAAAAGAAGCTATAAAAGGTAATTTCCAATATTCTACACTAGAAAAAGTACAACAAGAATATGGCAAAGAGATAGTTGCAGAATGTATTGTTACTTGTGAAGATACTAAAGCAACAATAAACGAAATTTGTAAATATCAAGATAAAGTATATGAAATAAAAGCAATTATTCCATCAGATAGTCACAAAACAATCCTTTTACATATAGTAGGTGGTTTAGATGAGTAGTGTAGAAGGATTAGATGAGTTGCTTGCAAACTTGTTACGGCTTAGGTGGAGATATAAAAGAAAGTAGTAGAAAAGGCTTGGAAAGACGGAGCGAAGAAAATACAAAAAAATGCTAAAATGCTAGCACCAGTAGACACAGGACAACTTCGCAATTCTATAAAGACAAAGTCACAAATAACACAGAATGGAGCAGAAGCTCAAGTATTTACTAATTGTGAACATGCACCATATCCAGAGTTTCGGAACAGGTCAAAGAGGAAGAGAAAGCAACATAGATAAACCCGAGCGGAATATCTTATAAAGCAGACTGGAAAGGTATACCAGCACAACCTTATATGACACCAGCATATTTACACGCTAAAAATACAGGAGAAGTAGAACAAGAATTGATTAAATCAATACAACAAGATATTAGAAAGTTAGGAAGTGGTAAATAATGAAGAATTTAAAACCACAGATATTAAAGAAATTAGAAGAAATCTCAGATGTTGAGGTTTCTTATTTTTATCCACAAAAGTGGAATAATTTAGATAAAAAGCCTGCAATTTCTTACTATGAGATAGATAATTCTATGTCAAGTAAAGCAGATGATGAAGAGTATAGCAGTAATATTGCTATTCAAATAGATATATGGGCTAAAAGTTCTAGTAAATGTTCTAAGCTTGCTATTGAAGTTAATTCAAAGATGGAAGATTTGGAGTTTGAAAGAACTTTAGCAATAGATTTATTTGAACAAGAAACAAATATATATCACAAAACCATGCGTTTTGAGAAAATAGAAATTTTATAAAGGAGGGCGTTAATTATGCCAAAAAAATATTTAAAAGGGTTTAGTCAATTTTCGATTTTTCCAATAACAGAAAATACATTAGAAAAATATATAGTTGGAGAAAAAACAAATATTCCATATGCAGAGAAATTGAGTAAAGACTTAGACAGTGAAGAAGAAAAAATGTATGCAGATGATGAGATTTATGATATTGATAAAACTGTCAATGGAGAAAATTTTACATTGACATTAAAAGAATTAACAAATGAATTAAGAGCAATGTTAGAAGGTGGGAAATATGATGAAACAACAAAAGAATATGATTTTGCGACAACAGATAATGCACCAGAATTTGCATGTACATATAAAGGGCTTTTATCAGATGGAACATATCGTATGTTTAGACAATACAGAGCAAAAGTATCAAAAATAAAAGTTGATTTAGAAACTTTAGGAAATGGTAATAAAGGTTCTGTTGAAATAGAAGGAACATTTATGGCTAGAGCATGTGACAATAAATTGTTTAGTATTAAAGATACAACAACAAATACTGATTTAACATGGTTAGACACAATACCAACAGTTGCACCAACAGGAGAGTAGAAATACTCTCCTAAAATTTATAATTAGGAGGAATAAGAAAATGACAAAAAGTAACGAAACAAAGAGTTTACCAAAAACAATAAGAATACATGGTGTAGAGGTTAAAAAGATGCCTTGTGGCAAGTATTTTGAATCCCTACAAACTTTAAAGGATTTGCCAGAAGACTTCATGAAAGAGATTTCTGAGAATGGAGAAGAGTTTAAATTATCGGAAATGTTTACAGTAGAAAATATAATGAATTTAATAACAAAATTAATGATTATAGCACCCAAATTTTTATTTAGCTTTTTAAGTCAAATATTAGATATTGATGAAGAAGTTTTAAAGGAAGAATTGAGTCCTACTGAATTATTGGAAATATGCAAGAAGTTTTGGGAAGTGAATAAATTAGAAGATTTTTTTATTCAAGTGAAGCCAATGCTGAAAGGAATTACAACTCTAATTGGCTTCAAAGAACAATTGCCATCTGCATTAAAATAGGTATAAGTAAAAGAGAGTTTTTAAATGATTATTATCCGGATGAAATTGCTATTATTATGCAAGAGTATTCAGAATTGAGTAAAGTAGAGAGTAAAGAAGATGAAGAAGTTGGAGCAGAAGAGTTTTAAAGGATTGATTATATTGAATATCAAAGAAGCAGTAGAAGAAAGCATTAGAAAAAATAAATTAATAAGACGAAAAAACTCTGTTACATCAACTGTATTTATGCCAACAAATACATATTATTTAATAGTAGTTTGGTCAAATGATAAAAGAAGATTGCCAGTTAGAGGCTGGTAACTATCGGCAGATGATTTATTAGCAAATGATTGGTATATAACAGATATAGATTACCAAAATTTAATTTTATCTAATACAAAATTTGACACAATATATAGTATATGTTATTCTCTTTTTAGGAGGGGATAAGGTATGAAATGTCCAATATGCAAGGCTAAATTAAATGAATTAGATGAAATATGTCCGAATTGCAAAACAAATTTGGATGAAGTTGAAAATGGAAGAAAAACTAATGCAGATATTTTAAATTTTATGGCTTATTTAAACATTATTTTATCAGTAATAGGTGCAATATTTATATGGATGAAGTTTCCAACAATTGAAGTAATAAAAAAATATACATATACTAGTGGAACATATACTGATAAAGTCATAAATTGGTATGGTATATTAGGAGGAGTTGGAATACTAATAGCAGGTTTTACATTATTTTTCTTATTAAAGACAATTATTGATATTTATTGCGAGGTAGAGAAGTAATGTGGTTTTTGATAATTTTTTTTATAATAGTAATAATTTTATTTATGAAATCAATTGATAATATCGTATTAGAAAATAGAAAAGAAAAAAAAGAAAAAGAAGATATTATACAAAAAGGAATTAGTAAATATGATGCAATTTTTTCTACAAAAATTAACCATATATCTGGATTATCATTAGCAGAAAACTCAGAATGTATTATATATTTATGCAAAGATTTAATAGTAGTTGAAAGTGCAGGAAATGTATTTAAATTGCAAATTAATAGAATTTTAGATATGAATATTAAAACTTCAAAAGAAATACAAAATTCTATTAGTGGAGCAATTAGTGGATATATGATATTAGGAGCAGTAGGAGCTATTTTAAATTCAACTATTACAGATATACATAAATTCTTTTTAATTATATATAAAAATAAAG